AGAGAATCTTAGACTCAACTCCCCCTTCTATATTAGATGTTATACTGATTATACTTCAAGTAAATCAGCAGGTACAGAAACTCCAGTTCCAGTCAATGCAGTTCTAATATCACCAAGAATGGTGTTAGTATCAACATTACCAGGATTGTCGTCGGTAGGCTTCGCAATTAAGATAGTTAATACCTTAGGCTGCTCTTCCACAGATGGAGAAATACGATCTTGCTTATATTTAAGATGGATCACATTGTATATACCACTTATGTTAGCATAGTATGGAGTTGCAAAATCAGCAGGATAACCTGTTTGTCTGTAAACTTCATACTTATATCCTTTAGCAAACCACTCAAGGTTTACTGCATACTTACCAGTTCCAACCCCAGGGTTGTTCTCGTTGTTAACAGTAACACTATTAGTAGCAAGATTCTCCTGTCCTACTAGGGCAGCATTATCAAATACTTTAGCAATTACTTCAAATTCAATCTGACGTCCTGTGATTTTTCCAGGAACTACAGTTTGAGCTTGTCCAGCGACGGTAATAACACCAGCACCAGCATCAACTACAGTAAGCTCACTACCACCTCTTTTGGTTAGGTTGGCGTTAAGACTTGCTACAATACCAGCAGATACGTCAGTTGCAGTTGGAACAGCGGCTCCACTTACATAGTATCCTGTGATAGTTGCAAAGTTCTCAGGAGATAATGTACCTCCGTCGTTAAATAATCTTACTTCCACTGCGTAGGTATGGTTAGCAGCAAGTGGTGCGAAAGCACTAACACTTACATCTTTATTTACCTCAGCGGAATAAGTTGCGAGAATTACTTTCTCGACTTTAGACGGTATAACTGTATCAGAAAACTCGTATCCACCTGGGATAGCGTCAGCCTTTTGCAAGACTTTAAAAGGTTCCAATGCAGCTACAGCGCCACCCCCTGCACCTAGTACAGCGAGTTCTTGATCTGAAGCAGAAGCAATAAATGTGGCAATAGTTGTTTCAGCGGCTGCTGCATTACCAATCATCGGCTCTTCTACTTGGTTTGGGCCAAATACACTCATGTTTAATTAATTTTAATTATTAAAAAATTGTTTTTATTATTCGTTTCGTTGTCCTAGACTTATAAATGCTTGAAGCTTTTCAGGTGCATAATATGCTGCACAAAGCTCTACTGCTCTATCTAGGATTTCTCTATGTATACTTTCACTTAATTTACAAGTTTGCTCACTACTGACCCCGTCTATTGTTAACCCTTCTCCTATATAGGCAGTGGTTAAATCTGTTAAGACTATTGGCTCAGGGTATTTTACATATCTATATTTATACTCAGTTACTGTGTAAGCTGGTACTAATTCGATATTTTTGCTACCTCCTTGTTGAGAGTAATAATCTAATCTCCATACTTTACCATCATCTGGCTTTTTAAAGGGATTATCTTTTTGTCTGTCATACTCATCATGTGTCTTCGGTACAACACTTGCGTACTTTCCATTAACACATGAATCTGTAGAGGATAGTTTTGCTTGTTCCTGTACAATTAAAAATACATCATTTTGAACTCTAAAGAATTGTGACATAGGATCTATTCCTTCAGATGAAGCTACTTCAATAGTGCTTTTATCATTACGGAGTAATTCGTTTAAATCATTTCTTCTTTTGGAATCCCCTTCAAATCCTGTCTGGTATTTATTACCTTTAGGGTTGAAGTAATTTTTTACGAGTTCTAATTGAGCTTTTGTTAAAAATACTGACTTTTCATACAGATCAATATTAGGTGCATCATTTGTAGCGATGCTATTAAATTGTATATCAAACTCATTATCAAACTCTTTAGTTGTCATATTATTCTGTTTTATCTAATCTAGCTTCTACTAGTGATCGAACTTCTTGATATTTTGGATTATCCAAATATTTTACAGCATTATCAAAGGAAGCAATTTGTCCTTGTTCTGCTAATTCTAATCCATCAATAGTTTCGTAAAGATTACCTCGACGCTTTATATAACCTGCATCAACTGCATTTTGTAAAAGCACTTTAGTTTCAAAGCTTGGATCTTCAACAATGTCTAAGAAAGCTTGTGGATTTGCATCCAATTTCTCTTCGACTTTACCTTGTATCCATCCTAAATCAGAGTTACTTGAAACTGGTTGGTTAGACTGTAATTTAAGAATACCAAGAAGTTGTTCCCTGTTATTCTCCATACGTCCATACTTTTTCCAAGCTTCTTTTCTTACATCTAATTTAGCTTTCTTCTCTGCGAACTCTTCACCAGAACCAGTAATAACAAATTCGTAAGTTCCTTTTTTATTTCTATCTGCCCATTGTGGTGCAATGGTGTTTTTTAAAGATTTTAATATCTTGTACTGGATATAATCCATAGGTTCAGCCAAGTTAAATATATTGTTGGCATCGTCTTTAAACAAAGCAACTTGAAAGCTTTCCCAGAAATCGCCATAAACGGACAAGTTTAGTCCTGTTCTGTTTTCTAGATATTCTTTCTCTTCAGCTGTAAGCACATTGGCTACAGCACCGTTACGTTGCAAAGGCGCTGAAAACTTCTTCTTAGCACCTGATAACATACCCCCTGAAATAACATGATTGTCTTCTACATTAGCAGCAAGACCTTTTTTTCTTTTAATGAACTTAACAGATATAGTTTCATTAGGTAGCGTAAACGCACCTCTAACTTCCTTAGTTTTCATAATTCTCCCGATTTTAAATTTTAAATAAAAATAAGGGGTGTTGTCTGGCACACCCCTTGAAAGCCTTTATAAATAGTGCCTATTAATCTAATAGGGCGGGTTTTAATGTTGCAGTTCTTGAAGGATCTTTAACCATTGCACCAGTACCACACATTGCGGTCATAGTGGCGGAATCTTCCATGTGTTGCATAACACCACCTCTTCGGCCTGAGAAAGGATCTCTAATACCAGCTAAGTAACCACGTAACTCATCGTCACCACGTACTTTAATTTTCTGGATATTAGGCTCTTCCATAGAACCAATGTAAAGGACATCATATCTGTAAGACTCAGCTACACCACCATCTGGGTGAAGTATTTTGTTTCTTACTTTGTCATCATACATAGGATCTACTTCCAACATTACATGAATGTTGTTAGGAGCTTTCCACTCAGTAAACTGGAATCCAGCTACGAAGGCATTAGAATGAAATTTAGAACTTGTTTGCTTGATAGCAGCGCTACCAGTGTTGTCAAATCCTACAGCTTGCCATCCAGAAGCCTCTCTTGTTACTGCACGGTGGAATTGAGAAGCTCCTCTTTCACCTGTACGTAACATAAACTTACGCTCAGTGAAATCAAGCTTACCTTCTACCAATTCAGATAACAGGTCTTCTAGCATACGGATAGAGAACTTATTGTAAGTAGTAGTGTTACTAACTTCCATTTGCTCTCTGATTCCAGAACCAGCTTTAATTTCGATGTTGGAGTTTCCTTTGTTAAGGAATCTACCATTTTGGTCTCTGTTTGTTTTACCAAACATAAGGGTTCGTGCCTTAATACGAGACAACGCTTTTTCAAATTGCCAGTAGACCTCTTGCATCCAAGTAACACTCTTGTGTACTTTTCCACTATTAGGGTCTCTAGTTTCGATGCCAGCGAAATAAACAGGCTGAACTTTACAGTCTATCATTGCTCCAGATACTTTATGCTCCATTCTCAATGTAGAAACAGAGTTTCTCATTAAGTAAGGGCTAGTAAACTGGATGTCAGCACCACGGGTGGACAATTCATCCTCCACGTAAGCAGACTCAATACTAAATCTGTTTCCAGCAATTAGTTCGTCTCCAGGGACACCGTTAAGAGATTCTTGTCCTCCAAAAACCTCTGCCGTATATACATAGTTACCACCTTCTTCCACAGCATCAGATATCAACCTAAATTGATAAACATCAGGACGTGGTCCAGCAATTACATGTACTTGGCTAAAATACTTTTCTCCGAATACCAATTCAATGGTAGAGCGGGCAGCACCTACGCCAGAATCTACATCTGCAACAACAGCTCCATTGTAACGTGCTTCCACTAATGGAATGTTACGCTCATCTGATCCTACTACTTTCCATACAAAATCATCAGATGATTCAAGAACTTTTTCTGGGAACAACGATAAAGTTGTGTCCAAGTTTTTCATTCCTGAGTTCTGAAGAAGTACAGTTGTAAGAGGAGAGACAAGTTGAGGCTGAGATCCAAAGATAGCTCCGATGTGGTTCTTTAATGTTAAACCTGACCAGGACTTCCCCTTGGTCATTACAAACTTTCCTAAACTCATAGTTAATTAATTAATTATTGATTATTATTTTATTCCATTACTAATTCAGATCCAATTCCACCGTAACTCTCTGGGTCAGATAGGAACGCTGGTCTACCATTGTCCTGAAATTTAGTTCTTCTTAATTCTTGTTCTAGCTTATTTACTGCTGAGCTTTCACTCTTGCTTATAACTTTAGAAAAATCTTTAAATCCCTTAGTTAATTCGTAGAGGTAATACAGTTTACTATCAAATTCAATAGGGTTTTCTCTCCTATCTTTCATTAATTGGTTTTCAGCAGTGCCATTTGCACTTTTACCTACTACCTTAGTAATACTGTTATATACTCTATCTTGCATTGCTTTTGTAAGCTTCATGCCAGGAATAAACTCTTTAGAGTTATAAATAGAATTTTTTAAATCATTATCTATTTTTTCCTGTTGAGCTAATTGAAGCTCTTCTTGCTTCGCACGCTCTGCAGCTAATTGTTCTATTTTTTTACCTTCTACTTCTTTAAGACTTTCAAGAGATGTTCTAGCATCTTCTAAAATTTGTTCCTCTCCTAAATCAATAGACTTTTTTAAAATAGCTGCTGCTCTTTTTTCCGACAGTCCTTGACTAACATAATCTTGGTAAATTATTTTCTTACTAAGTTCTATGTCATTTGATAATGTA